AGCTGCATGCGCCCACAACAGCAAGAGAACAACTGATGCCATTTTTTCAGAAAAAACCAGTCATTGAGGCGCGGCAACTGACCCATGAAAACCTTTACGAAATCCTTACCTGGATTAATTCAGTTAGCGGTGACGAGCATTGCAGTCGATTACGGTGTTTTTCACCACCACTGATGATCAGAACCCTTGAAGGCAACCATGCAGCCTTTATTGGCGACTGGATCATCAAAGGCGTAAAGGGTAAATTTTATCCGTGCAAACCTGACATCTTTGAGATGACCCATAATCCGTGCAGTGTGGCAGTAGAACTTCCACAACAACAACAACAGGAGAACAATTGATGCTTTATTTCTGCGTGGCTTGCGAGTCCCCCGGTCAAGAACGGCAGTATGTTGAGGTATTGGCTCGATCTGAGAAACAGGCAATACATAAGGCTTCCTGTCAGCTGTAGATTCAATGGAAGACGAAGAACTGAAAAAATTATTACAGGAGATGAACGATGCAAATTGATCCATATTTTCAGGTTGGCGTTTTAAGTCAGACTAGGGATCCAGCCACGCTTTGCTGGCAGGCAATGCACCAGGATTACTCTGAGGGCTGGGTATTTTACGACGAACCACTCAAAGAACCAGACGCTGGTGATCGAATCGTAAAGCACCTGCTTTTGGGAGGTCGCGGCCATTACGGCCCACTGGAACACGCCAGTATCACATTTGCTGTTGGCTATTTCCCTCACTCGGTAATCCAACAAGCTCGGACTCACAGGGTGGGCACCAGCTGGGACGTTCAGTCCATGCGCTACACCGGCCAGCGAATCGCTGCTGTAGCTGAGGGCGTTGTCGATGTCGAAGAGGCGTTCTACCTGCGACCTGTTGGTGATTACACCAATCGCCAGGGCAAGCGGTACACATACGACGAGCGGCTACGGGCCAAGGATCTGCAGCACTGCGAGGACTCTGCTCGGCGTTATAAAGAGGCGCTAGCTGCCGGTATTTCGGAGGAGCACGCTAGAGGAGTGCTGCCGTTTGATTACCGACAGCATTTTGTCGTAACGTTCAACCTGCGCAGTTTTATGCACTTCCTCGACCTGCGGGGCAAGGCGGATGCGCAGATAGAAATTCATCAGATGTGCCAGTTGATGATGCCGCATTTTGCAGAGTGGATCGCGCCAGTTCACGACTGGTACACAAAAAATCGCTGGGGCAAGGCCCGCTTAGCACCATGAAAAAAGAATCACGCCATGACCACGGAGTACCTTTCAGCATGCATCCAGCACTAAATCCACATGAGCAGCAAGCCCGCGCTGACTACATCCACCGCCTTTACATCAACAGCGGGCGTACCAACGGCCTTTACACCGGGCTCTATCAAGAACGCATCCGGTATTTAGTCGCCATCGACCAGGCAGAGCATGCAGCCGCGTCCTCTAGCAGTAAATAAACCCCACCGGTGCCTCATAAAAGGCCGAGGCACCATCGAAGTCTTTACCACCGAGGACGGCAGTACTTGTTACCTAAGCTGCGCTGTCGGTATGTGCCGCTATTCCACCAACCTGCATCAAGCAGCGATCTACCTGGATCAGATGTTGCCTACTTCATAATAAGCCGTACTCTTACCTGTTAGTCTGAACCTGTCTGAACACAATAGAAGCTTCGTGGTAGATCGTGTCTATGGCCCCGACGGACTGAATGAACGGCAGCGCATCGCCGCCAACTACCTTGCTCGGGGCACCACCATCCGCGAGACAGCTCGCAAGATCGGTGTCAGCGAGAAATCGATCTACACCTGGCGTCAGCGAGCCCCAGTCCAGCAGGCCATCTCGCGCATCCAACAAGACATGCTTTCCGAGACCGGTGGCATGAACATCAGCACGATCCCTGACGCCATCAACATGCTGGACGCCATCATTAACGACGAAAACGCCCGGGCAGCTGATCGCATCGCGGCGGCTCGGACCCTGATGAGTGGAGCACAGGCTTATCAGGAACGTCGGATCCTCGAGCGTCAGATCCAGGATCTGGAGCGCCAGCTACTTCGCCTCACGGCGTACAACGACTCCGACGGACTTGAGCTCGTTTCCGAGACTGACGACGCCATTGACATCTGATGGCTTCTGTTTCTGCCCTCCGCAAGCGTGTAGAACGACTGCAGACAGAGCTGGAGCGACGTAAAGCGCGGGCTGCCAATTACGAGTCTGGTGTAGCCTCCACGTTGCCCACAGTCGCAAACTGGCCTGATTTCGCGCGCCGCACCTGGATTCGCACCAGCGGGACGGTGGCACCTTTTGACCCGTACGTGTACCAGGAAGATCTGGTCCGGTCCATCAACGCAAACCCCAATACACTCGTCAACAAGTCACGCCAGACCGGTGTTTCCGAAACTGTCTGCAATTACCTGCTCGACCGCGCGCTGACAGAACGAGGCTTCGCCGCGGTTGTCTTCAGCAAGACGCAGACGGACGCCTCCGAGCTCGGTCGACGTGTGCGTGCAATGGCGAACAGCCTGCGGGGCGAGACCATTCGCTACCTCACTGATAGCACTACACAGTTAGCGTTTGAAGGCCGGGGTACGCTGTATTTCCTGCCGGCCTCACCCCGCGCTGCCCGGGGCATCCCGAGCTGCTCCGTCCTGTTTATGGATGAGGCCGCCTTTCTTGAGGGCGCTGCAGAGATCTACCGCGGCGCCATGCCCACACTCTCCATGGTGGGTGACGCCGCCAAGGTGATCGTGGTCTCCACGCCCGACACCGAACAGGACTGGTTTGGCCAGCTCTGGCACACCGACGAAGGTAACTGGAACAAGGTCACCATTCACTACTCGCAGCACCCGATCTACGGGGCTGACCCCAGCTGGGCGCGTAAGACTCGTGAGTCTCGCCGCATGACCACGGCGGCATGGAACTCCGAGTACGAGCTTCAGTTTGGGGCCACTGATACCCAGATCTACCCCAATGAGCTGATTAATAAAGCCGCGAGGGGTCACTGGCGCGAGTGTGGGTCGATTAACCGTAGTTATGTCATAGGAATTGATCCCAATGCCGGAGGGAACGACTATTTCGTAGCAATGGTGATGGACATAACGTCCACGCCCTACGAGATCGTTGGTATGTACCGAGAGAATGGCAAGAGCACTGATTACAGCTTGAAGCATGTAAGTGAGCTAATAAAGGATTATATGCCTCAACGTGTAATTGTCGAGAAACAAGCGATGGGTGCTGTTATAGCTGAAGCATTGCAGCACATATTACCTAATTACGCCATTGAGACTTTCAATACGAGCAGGGCGTCCAAAACCGTAGCCACAGATCGCATTCTTTATATCCTCGAGCGCGATGAGTTGATCTTTCCCTCGGGCATTATTGCAGACGAGCTACGAGCGTTTCAACAGCAGGAGAACGGTGCTCGGCAGGCTGCTAGTGGAGCGCACGACGACACTGTGATGGCGCTGGCGTTTGCTTGCTCTTTAATTCCAGACACTCCAGCTACAGCAGGTTTCTTCGACAACATTTAGACCGTAGCCCAGTCTTGAGTCTCTGTATTTAACCAAACCTGGATTGCGTGCTCTCTGTATGGAGACCACCATTTCTGTTGTCTGAACCAATGGCGCCAGTCGCCTTCGCTTCCTTTTGCTTGGTTGCAGCAGATGCAGCAGCACACAAGGTTGTGCCTGTCGGTAGGCCCGCCTCGACTCCGAGGGCGCACATGGTCCAGCGTGTCTCCTGGGCGACCGCAATAAGCACAAAGGGACCCCCAGCTATTGAGGATCCCTTCGCGAAATTGCTGCTTGGCTTGCCGCTTGGTTAGGAGACTCGACCCATCGATTTGATGGTCAACCATTCCTTTTTGGGTGGCTTAATCAGTTTAACTGTCTGAACCGTAGTGCACGCCTAGAAGTCAGTTACCAGATACCAATATGCATTACCAGATCCAGCTGCGTGTTACCAGATACTCAAGTCAGTTACCGGAGCAATCTGTATCTGGTAACAGTAGCGCTAGGATCAACACAGCTCCCTTGAGCCCTTCATTCCATGGCCAATTCAACATCAGAAGACTACCGGAATGATGGTGCGTTAATTAATGCACTTACAGGTTTAGGCGTAGCTAAGAAAGACAAAACAGTTAGCACAAACGTACGCTTTAACACGCTTCTTACTGAAGCTGAACTCGAATCTCTATACACCAGTGGCATCCCACGTCGCTACGTTGATGCCATCAGTGACGAGATCCTGCGTCATGTACCTACCATCTCTTTAGGTGGGGACGCAGCGGCCGATAGTGCTGACTTGCGCGCCTCGTTTAATCAATATCTCCAGACAACACAGTTTCACTTCGCACTTTCTGAGGTTGTTAAGCTGCAACGCCTTTATGGAGGCGCCGGCCTGGTCCTGCTCGTCGATGACGGTGGGCAGCCTGAGGACCCGGTCGAAAACAAGCGCATCCGCGGAGTGCGCGGGTATATCCCGCTTTCGCGGCACGAACTGATCCCCGAAGACTTCTCCATTACGGACTACTCCCGTCCTTCGCACTACCGGATCACCACCAGTCAGCGCATCACGCCAGAGCAGACCAGCGGCTACGTCAATATTCGCGTGCACAGCTCTCGCGTAGCCCGCTTCGACGGTCTGTACCTGCCATGGAACATGCGCTCCCGCAACACAGGGTGGGGACAGTCTGTGCTGCAGCTGATCTGGGAATCATTCAAACGCTATGAGACCGCAATATCAGGCCTCGAAGCTATGGCGTCGGATGCCGACCTGTTCGTACACAAGATCCCCGGGCTTTTCAACCGTATCGCCGCTGGCCACGAAAGCGACCTGCGCAAACGGCTGGAGGCCAACAGCCTCAGCCGTAGCCTCTATGGCGGCATGGTGGTCGACACCGAAGAGGAACTGAGCTTCCTCAACCGAGCACTGAGCAATATCGCTACGGCTACGGACCCCTTCGTGAAGGATCTGCAGGCTTCCACGGGTTGGCCGGCTTCCATCCTGATGGGCGACAGCCCTGGTGGCTTGGGTAAGGAAGGCCGCTTCGAGGAGCGCATGTGGGCCTCATTGGTGGAGCAGTGGCAAGAGGTTTACTGCCGCACGCCTATCACAGAAGTCTTCAATTACATCCTGGCCTCGAGCGAAGGACCAACCCGAGGCCGTGTCCCCGAGTCCTGGTCGGTCCAGTTTCCCTCGGTCTTTACGCAGACCGACAAGGAGAAGGCCGAGCTGAGACAGCTCACGGCAGCTTCCGACATTCAGTACCTGCAATATGGGGTGCTCAACGCTCTAGAGGTCCGTGAGTCCCGCTTCAGCGGCACAGATTACAGCATCGATACAAAACTCAATGAAGTGATCACCGAGCGGCTCGCTATCTCCGCGGACGCTCAATTCCAATCGCAGATGGCCGGCTACCAAGCGCAGAAGCAAGCGGTGCAGCCAGCTGAAGCCGCAGCTGAGCGGCCGACAGCTTCCGAGGACGGGGAGCAAGGCATCTTGCCGCCCAACCGCGGGGAGCAAGGCATCTTGCCGCCCAACCGCGGGGACACGCACTTCGATTCCGCTGAAGGACTCCGCATTCGTATCACCCATCGTGTTGATGATGTCGTCGCTGGCCCGCTTGTCGGCCCTGACGGGCAGCGCATCGATAGTGGCTCTGCAGCTCCGATCCTGATCATTGGACCCCACCGCACTCGAGCACGGAAGCTTTACCGAGCGCGCTTCAGCCTTGATAGTGCTATTACGGACGGCCCTTACACCACAGGATTCAACGCACTCCGCGCTGCAAGGGCTGCGGTGCAGAAACTGTTTCCCGGGCAGAATGTAGTAGGGCTTTCACCGGTGCCCGATAACGAGGCCGATGCTTTCCGGGCCTACAACGAAGGGTACTGATCGATGACACAACCCAACATCACACCTCAAGGTTTTCGCACCGCGGCGTACCTGGAAACCAAGGCCCGGATGGATGCTGCGCGGAGCCGCTCTGGCAAGACTAGACGTCAGGTGACGTGCACACCGCCCAATGTGAAGTGTGGTGGCCGGTGCATTCCTCCAAACTGGGATTGCCGGTTAAAAGGTAAAGGCCCGGATTCACATCTCAGGGCAGTTCGTACAGATCCAATTAGTGGGTTGGCCAACATTGAGCGTGGGGTTAAGCGTATATCTAAAGGTGTGCGTAAAGGGAGCTTTTCTGAGATCGAAGGTGGCAAGCGTGCCATCGTTCGCGGGGTTGTGAAAGCCACTCCTGGTGACATCCAACGCAAGAAGAAACTGCAGGCTGATCTTGAGCGTCGTGCTGGAGGAATCGCTGCTGGTCTTGCAGTTGTTGGCTTTGGTTTATTCAGTCACAATCAACTGAAGCGAGCATCCTTCTACCGAGATGGAGTGGGTCGACAGATCGATGACGCGGTAGCGGCTGGGATTAATCGTGTACTGGATGCAACTCCTGTAATTCGTAGAGCGAGGGCAGAGCGACGTGCTGCTGGTAGTTCTGCTGCCGGTGAGGTAGTAGCTAGAGCAGCAGGAGAATCGGCTAGAGGCCCTGAGGCTATGCGAGGTGCCTTACTTAGTACGCCTACTCAGCTAGAACGTCGCGCAACAGAGTATGGAAATGCAAAAGTACTAGAGAATAAGATAAAAGCGTTAGATATTGAAGCTAAAGAGTTGAATATGAATGCTTCTACGTGGAGGCAGAAAAACCTAGAAACTTTTTGGGGAGCTACTCGTACTAACGCGGGGGGCGCAGGTGATGGAAGTACTTTTTCCGAGCCAGCTACAAATCAGTATTTATCTCGTCAGTTTGGCTTTAAACTTAAAAAAGGTGATGATGCTACAGCTGTACGGCGCTCTGTTGCTACTGCACTAAACCGTGAAGCGTTTAACTTACAAGCGTTAGCGCGACAAGAAGGTGTAAATCTTAAAGATGCTGATTCTCGCAATGCGTTTTTAAATCGGGTTGTAGGACCTGGCACAGCTAATTTCTCCGATGAGGCCCGAGCGCGTGCAGTCAGCAACCTCGACAGGATTATCGGAGATGCCCCCAGAGGTCGATCGACTGCAGTCAGCCGTAAGCAGCTTGCAGACACGTTTTACAGAGATACTCGTGATGGTTTTGACCGATATTTCGGAAGAATCGCTGATGAAGTTCGTCAACCTGCGGGTGCCGCGCTTTCAGCTGAGTCACGCAAAGCTGGTTACAGCGAGCTGTTGACTAGCGCACGTATCGGGCAATCGCGCTATTTAGCCAAGAGCTTGAACAAGCCTGAAGCAGTCGGAACCAAGATGGGGCAGGGCCTTAGTGATTTGGTAGCTAAGGAGTACTACTCCAGCAAGGTCATTGGTAGCCCTACGTTCACAGCCACAGATCGAGAGATCCGGCTCGCAGCATCCGAGCTCTCAGGGCGCAGCTTCAGCACTACAGCTCCTGCGGC